GGTCAAACAACAGGCACTCGTATTGGCAAGATTTTGGACGACGTACAATTTCCTGTTTCGATGAGATCCATTGCGGCGGGAGATGCGACATGTGTTGCAGATCCAGCAACTATTCGCACAACCTTGGAAGCTGTGAAAAACGTAGAATTTTCAGAGGGCTTAGGGGCTCTGTATATGAGCCCAGACGGAACCCTTGTGTTTAAGTCTCGCAGTCAGGTTACAGCAACTCTAGGCAATGCAGCGACAGCCTTTAATCAAACTTCAGGTATCCCATACAAGAACCTCAAGTATGCCTTTGATGACAAGCTCATCATCAACGATGTGAAGTTTAACCGCGTAGGCGGCACAGCTCAGAACGTCATTTCTCAGGCTTCTATTGACAAGTACTTCCCTCACTCTTTGACACAGGAAAACCTCGTAGCTGAGACAGATACTCAAGTAGCAGGGGCAGCAGCAAACTATGTCAATACTCGCAAAGAGACGACAATCCGCATTGACGAGATGACCGTTGATCTCTTAGACCCAGCAGTCCCAACCGACACGATGATTGGCTTGGATTACTTTAACAACTTGAACATCACCAATGTGACTCAAGAAGGCTCGACAATACAGAAGGTTCTCCAAGCGCAGGGTTTTGCTTGGGACATTACGCCCAACAAGATGAGCGTCACAATCACCACGCTCGAACCTATAGTGGACGGATTCATTATAGGCAGCAGTACCTACGGTATAATCGGACAATCAACTTTGAGTTACTAGGAGCATCATGGCAACCTTTCCAGTCGCAACAGGCGATGTATTAACAGCAGCGGTATATAACTCGCTGACCGCCTTCACAGTCGATGCAGACGCTACGGCTGACTACACAGCAGTCCTAGACGATCAGTACCAAGTCCTAGTGCCTATGAACAAGGCAACAGCAGTAGCCTTTAAGATTCCTACCAACGCCTCAGTAGCGTTCCCAGTAGGCACAGCAATCACCGTCCTTAACAAAGGTGCGGGGCTAGTGACTATTTCCGCTACAACAAGCGGCACAACGACTGTGTTAAGTGCAGGAACAGTTGCAGCTTCTCCCACCTTGGCTCAATACAAGACAGCAGTATGCATCAAGACTGCAACAGACGTTTGGTATGTCGTAGGAGCTATTGGGTAATGTTAAACGTTGTAGCAGGCTTGCATGGCAAGCCATATGTTGCACCTGTCTTAACTTATTCTGAGACGGTTCTTCTTGACAGCCCTACGGCTTTTTACTTAATGAATGAGACTTCAGGATCGACTGCTTCAGATACAAGTGGAAACGGCTACAACGCTACAATTCAAGGTGGGGTCACCCTTAACGTTTCAACTGGTCTTACTGGTATTCCTAAAGCAATGACATTCAACGGATCCACAGGCGTTGTCTATAGCCCTAATAATGCGGCATTTACAAAGTCACCAGATACGGCATGGTCTGTAGATTGGTGGTTCAAGACTAGCGACACAAACGTAGATAACCTTAAGAATCATTTTTCTATTAGAGACAACAATGCTAACGATGCAGGAACGCTTGTTCAGGCTTTCCAAAGCTACAACAATGCTGGCTACGTTATAGGTTCTTCTTTTGCTAGTCCTAGCGGCAGAGTAAATCTTGAGACCACTTCTAACGTGTCCAATAATGCTTGGCATTATGCTGCTTTAACGGCAGTAAGTGGCGGAGCTTTCAAGTTTTACATTGACGGCACAGAAGTTGCGTCATCTTCAACAACTCGCAGAAGCACTAATAGCGGAAACGATTATTCTCTCAGCATTGGGGCTAACAGAATTGGTGCTTCATCTTGGCAGCAGTTCTTTGATGGATCACTTACAGCAGTTGCTTTTTACTCTACAGCTCTAAGCGGCAGCAGAGTCTCGGCTCACTACAGCGCAGGAGTTTAATATGGATGAAATAAATGTTTTATTTGAGAGCGACACAACAGAGCCAACCGACTTTGAGTTTAATGGCGAAATCATTACTAACTTTGGCAAAGTCTCAATTGTGGACAAACTTCCTAACGGTGCTGTTTAGGCATGACTCCCAAGTTATGCAAAGCTGGGCAACAGTTAAGGCAGCAGATAGATGATAGTTACCCAGACCGCGATCGCGCCTCAGACGGCTGGATTGGCGATACACGTCATCAAGCACGTGCTTCTGCAAGTGACCATAATCCAGATGCTAACGGAACGGTCAGAGCCATTGACATTGACAGGGATTTATCTGGTCTCTCCAAGCCAGACCTCATGCCTGACCTTGCAGACCAGATTCGACTCGCAGCAAGAACTGATAAGCGCATCGCTTACGTCATCTTCAACGGTCGCATCGCATCAGCTCGCATGGGCTTTCGCTGGAGAAAATACAAGGGAAGCAATCCGCACTTGCATCATTGCCATGTTTCTTTCACTAAGAAGGGCGATGCAGATGGCTCGTTCTTTTCTAATATCCCAATGATAGGCGGCACAGCATGAACATGAAGAACCCTTACCTAATGAGCATCGGGGCTTTCCTAGCAGTCTGGGGTACTACCTCAAACTTCGCTCTGGACTACCGCGCAATCCTTGGATCTCTAGTAGCTGGCGTATTCGGATACGCAACCCCTAAGAAATGAACCAACAAGACTTTTTCACGCTTTACATTGCTACGCTTGGCATAGTAGGCGGTCTATCTGGGTATGTCATTACTCATTTACTCTCTGAAATTAAGCGACTTAACTCGCGTGTCGATGAGATTTACAACATACTTCTTGACCGATAATTATTGTCATGGCAGCTAAGAAAAAGGTCATAGACCTAGACACTTACAACGCTTTAGACCAATGGGCAATAGGTCTAAACGAGATGTACAAAGCATTGCGCAAGAGTGGCTTTGCTGTTGATATAGCTCTTGCCATTGTCACAGATCGTGACGCTTATCCTGACTGGATTCTTCCTTCTCTGCCTAATCGCATCGACAACATACCCTACGAGGACGACGACGAGGATTAAATGAAACGCACTATTGTCATTCCTGACTTGCAAGTGCCTTATCACGACAGACATACCGTAGCCAATATCTCGGCTTTCCTATCTAAGTTTAAGCATGACTCAGTTGTAATTCTGGGCGATGAGCTTGACCTTCCTCAAGTTTCAAAATGGGAAGAAAATAAAATGGGTTGGTTTGAGCAGACCCTAGACGATGACCGTAATGAAGCTATTGAAGTGCTGTGGTCTTTGACTCAATACGCCAAGGAAAGCCACGTTACGCGATCCAACCACACAGACCGTTTGTACAACGTCATTATGCGCAAAATACCTGCATTCCTTGCCTTGCCTGAGCTGCGCTACGAAAAGTTTATGCACCTAGATGAGCTTGGTATTCAGTACCATAAGAAGCCATACGCCATTGCTAAAGGCTGGATTGCTATCCATGGGGACGAAGGCAGCATTAGCCCTCACGCTGGCATGACAGCCCTTACACACGCCCGTAAAATGGGTTTCAACGTCATCTGTGGTCACACTCATAGAGCGGGGCAGAGTGCCTTCTCAGAAGCCTCTGGAGGCGTTTTAAGACGTGTTCATAGGGGAGTTGATGCTGGACACCTCATGGACTTAAAGCAGGCTCATTACACGCGAGGGACGGCAAACTGGCAGCAATCGTTTCAGATTATGACCGAGGACGCTAAAGGCGTACAGGTGGACATGATTTATATAGAGAAGGACGGCACTTTTATTGTGCACGGAAAGCGGTATGGAAGGGTTCGCTAGACCCGATTTTGGGGACGAAGATGTGGATAACATTGTTATCGTTTCGTTATCAAAAAGGGGTTGTTGTCTAGCTCGATTGCCGTAAAGTTCTTCTTGTAGCCAAGATATGGTTACAAGAAAGGGCTCAAATGTTTTCTACAATTTCAGAAGTAGAGCAAGACTTCGAACGCCTTACAGAGACTTCGATGTTATTCCACGGATCAGACTGGGAAGCTCAAGAAGGTCGCTTTACAGATGGCGTCATCAACTACAGCCACAAGTGCATCTATTGGTTCGAGCGTTACTCAGACGTTGTTCTTGCCAAGGCGCTACTCAAGGGCATGCAAGAGGAATACTCAGTTCTCTTTGACTCAGTAATGGAACAATGGATTATCACTTCAACTTACGCAACAGAGAGTTGGAGATAATGAATACAGATCAAGCGCTTGTACTAATGGGGCTAGTCGGTGCATTTACTGGTTTCCTAATTGGCTACTCAAAGGGACATGAACACGGCAAGATTGCAGGGCGTATTGCCTACCGTAAGACACAGCGTCAGCTAGAGCAGGTGGGTCGATGAATGCTAGAGACTACCTCAACGAAGCGAGAGTTACTATCCAAGACCGAGGACTTGATTACGGTCACCCTAGCGACAATATGCAACGCACAGCCGCATTATGGAGCGCATACCTCGAAATGCCAATTACGGATTATCAGGTGGCGATGTGTATGGCATTGGTCAAAATCGCAAGAAGCATGGAGACTGCAAAGCCAGACACTTACATCGACCTTGTCTCGTACTGTGCGATAGCAGGGCAATTACATACCGAGGAGAATGATTTATATGTTTGATTTAAGTTCTTATGAAACCGTTGCCGATCGTGTTGCGAGGTTCCAAAAATTGCACAAGAGCGGCAGGATTGTCACAAAGGTTGTAAGCCTTGATAATGCAAAAGGCGAAGTCCTAGCAATGGCAGAGGTTTATCGTGAGCATGAGGACACACAGCCAGCAGGTGTTGATTATGCTTTTGGAGTAGCTTCTACATACCCACAATCTATGCGTAAATTTTATGTAGAAGATACGGTCACAAGTGCTGTGGGGCGCGCTTTAAGCCTTGTGCTAGACACGGACAAGAAACCAACACGCGAGGATATGCAGAAGGTGCAATCGCACAATGAAGTAAAGGCTCAGGTTCAAGAAGTAAAGGCTAAGATGGCAGACACATCTCAACAATACGTCCCAGTAGCAAAGGCAGATGATCCATGGACAACGTGGGAAGCTCCAGCACCTCAGACTATGGAAACAGCAGTCGAGACGGTGAAAGCGGTACTTGGCGGCACAATGCCAGAGGAGAGTTGCTCTCATGGGGCTCGAATATGGAAGACTGGCGTGAGTAAAGCTGGCAAGGCATGGGGTATGTGGAAGTGCAACCCACCGCACGGCACATCGAATTACTGCGACCCTGTGTGGTACTCGATTGCAAGTGATGGATCATGGAAGCCGAGGTCTGAATAATGAAGCGGTGGACTTGCCGAGAATGTGGCAAAAAGGACGTAACTATTATGATTATTCCTTCTGGAAAATTAGTTATCAAATGCGAAAGTTGTAATGATTCGAGATGGGTAAAGCGCTAATGGGACACATCGAGTTCTTAAATCAAGACAACGAATGGGAGCGATTCCCAGACGAAGAACAGGAAGCTAATCTTCGAGCTAATGCAGCAGCATTGGAAGAACTGGGTTACAAGTTGATTTGTCAGCTTTGTAATTCAGTACCTAATTGGACACAGATTAGACAACGCTTCTTGCGTGAACAATGGCAATGCGACAAATGCCAGACAGTTAATTCTGCTGGACGTGCATGACACGACACAGAAAAGACCGAGGCTTTCGTACTGAGCGAGTAGTTGTCTCCTATCTACAAACTTGGTGGAGAAGCGCAAGCATCGGTAGAGGTGCGGGGAAGGATGTGCATAATGTCCCGTTCGACATTGAAATAAAGGCACGTTCTTCCTTTGCACCTTTAGCATGGATCAAACAGGTGGAGAAAAGGACACAAGGCAAAGAGCTGAGTGCCGTGGTGGTCAGAATGAACGGACAAGGGGAAGATGCTTCTCAGTATCTTGCGTTCATGAGATTTCAAGACTTGGTTGATCTATTGCTTCGTGCAGGTTACGGAGATATTCAACAGGATTCGGTACAATTAGAGCCTGAAAGATGCGCACAATGCGGATCGTGGAAGTTGGTCGATGTGCCATGTAGGACGTGCAAGTAATGCCGATATATGAGTTCGAATGCGATAACGAGTTATGCGAGGCTAATGCCCGCTATGACAAGGAGTTAAAGATAAATGAACCTCACGATGTTGATTGCCCGTTTTGCGGGTCAAGTATGCGCAAGATTTACAGCTCAGTTGCTATTCACTTTACAGGGACTGGCTTCTACTCTACAGATAAATAGTTATGCACATCTGTGGATAAGTAGGGTGCGACACGCACTTAACGCGGTAGTTATCCACATGTTTGACAGGCATGATATCCTCTCTTGCAAGAGCCCATCAAGGGCTCACCGCAAGCCGCTTAGGCGGATTGCTTGCGGGGTTGCAGTCGGATTAGTGGGATCTCTATGCTTACCCATGGGTCACGCATCAAGTGGCTCAATAGATGCAATTAAACCTAAAGACTTTATACGTATTGCATTACCTAAGAAAGAAGCTATATGTCTCATAAGACTCTATGGTAAAGAGTCAGCTTTCAATCCTTATGCAATAGGCAACCTATCTGGGAAGTACCATACGTATGGGATACCACAGTTGAAGAACGCACTCATAGCTGATAAGACAGCCATTGAACAGATACTATATGGGCTCAAGTATATAGATCACAGATATCAAGGCAATGCATGTAATGCATGGAATCATTGGTTAAGAAAGGGTTGGCATTGAGTAGCAAAAAGGGTGATCCTCGAAACACAAAGGCTTACAGACGCGCTAGGGTCAAGGTACTCAACAGAGATGGGCACGTGTGTATGTATTGCGGATCTAGTGAAGACCTCACGATTGACCACGTGTTAAGCATCAAGAACCACCCAGAGCTTGCCATGGACATGGACAATATGGTTATTGCTTGTAAAATTTGTAACTCACGTAAAGGAAGCCGTTCACAAGGCGTTTTTTTAGCACAGAAGGACACCCCCCCTGTCTTTTCGTCCTGTTTATCCCCAAAAACAGCCGTAACGACCCAGCAAGGCCCTTGTTTAGGCCAGCCTGCT